CTTAAGAGCGGCGGCTCGACTTATTCCGAGGTCTTTTGCGAACTGATTTACTCTTGTCATTCTTCTCTACGCCCTTAATCTTGCCTTTGTTCTTACTTGCATAGAATACACGTTCCCCAGCTTTTTGGCCATACTTCTTCTTCATGGCCTTGATTATCTTTTTACCTTTAGCTGTGAACGGCATTATATTTTCTACTTTTCACTCGCATCATTTAAAAGTATAAGCTCTAATCTTTGAATAGCCATCCGCATATCTTGAATGGCATCCTTATCCGCGTGGCTGACTTGCATACCATTGACAGCCAACGAAAGATCATAGGTGGTCTTTAAGTTCCACCCAGCCAAGGCAATGATAAGAGCCATAAGGCCAGTGATTATTTGCTTTTCCATCTACTTCTCATGCCCCAGCCAGACAGCAAAAGCACCAGTCATCGCACCCGTCACGGTTGCAGTTAGCGCAGTCGCTTGACTTGTCATTGCTTCTGTTGTCAGAGACATGAACCAAAACAGAACTTCGATATACATCCATGTCATTACCGCCATCATTGCTCTTGGTAGTAACTTCCATGCCAGTATCTTTTCCATTGTATATGTCATTATTTCTTCCTAAATTTATCAAGACCTTTTATCCCAAGTGCGGCACTACAAACCATAAAAACAAGATATTGATACCAATCAGGAAGCTCATTGAGCCTGTCAAAGCCATTCTTTACCACTCCTTCCATGCCCGGTATGAACACCAGAACAACAGGTATAAGAACTATAACGGTAACTACTTCGTCTTTCCAAGAGCCTTTTGTGCTCTCAGCCATAATCAGTTCCCACTTGCTATCATGGGTAGCAGCGGTCTTCATTATTTCAGCTTTTGCTTCTGCCTCAGTCTGAGCAAGAGTTGCTTTCGCTTTTTGCTTGGATACCTGGCCCTCAACAAATGAGCCTGCCAGTGATGCAATGGGGCCAATAAGAGCTTGAAGCATTTATTTACTCCTAAATCTGTGCTTGAGGAAAACAATGACATTAATACCTGTATTGAGTGTCACCATTAACACAAGCCAGTACTGTAGTTCTATCGACATTACTGACCGCGCTTCAGGTCAGCCTGTGTATCAATACGATACACGTTTACCAAGTTACGGTCTTCAGCAATCTGCTCTTGCATGTTCTGACGCTGCTGCGCCAACTCATAAGACTGCATCAACTTCGCCTGATCAATCTGGAAGTCCATCGCGTCGTTCATAGCCTTGCGCTGGATTTCCTGCGTATCGTTCTGCAATTCCTGCTGGCGGATAGCTACAAGCGGGTCAGGCTGCTGTGGTGGTGACAACAGAGGTGCCAACTGTTCTGTGGTGTCAGCAATCTGCTGGGCAACCGCAGCTTCAAGAGCAGCCGGGTCAATCTGTGGTACCACCTCACCCTGCATCTGTGCCTGCTGAAGCACACCGTTAAACATTTCTTGCACCAAGTCACGAGCATGCATAGCCACATGCTCTTGTACGTGTGCCTGCAACATCATAAATGCCTGCGGGTTAGTAGCCGTAGCTGGCTGCTGCAACATGGCAGCGTGAACGCGGATATGTGCCATGTGGTCTTGAGGCGGGAAAGCCTGCAAGGGCTGACCCATTAAGACCTTGGCATTCTCCGTACCCGGATCCATCGGCTGTGGTGGCTGTGGTGGTGGCAAGATAGTGTCAATGTTCTTAATATCCAGCGCGTCATACATACGACGGTAAGCCTCATACATATTGTGCATCTGCGGAGCAGCCTGCGCCAACTGAAGCTGTGTCTGCGCAAGCGACAAACGCTGTGCCATCGAAAAGATTGATGGGTCGGATACCGGGAGAACATCGACCCGCCCATCAAAGTCTTGCGCCATAATATTGGGGTCAATATTCTGCGCTATCATGTATGGATAAGGTACAGGATTGTTCGCAAATATCTCAGCAAGCAATCTAAATTCTGACTTCTGAGCGTAATGCAACCGCTTGTGGATGCTGCTGATTACCTTAGAGCCTTGCTCAATCAGGGCAACGGTGGTTCCGACGGGTGCTTGTGCGTTGACATCGGCGACCTTAGAATCGGCAACTTGGGCGAATCTTCTTCCAGAATCGACGACAACGCCCAGTAATTGAGCAAGTGTGCCAGAAGGTTCCTTGTATGGGAGGGGTATAATAGCGTTCCGAATATCACCGCCGGGAGCATCAAGATCACGAAACTCGCCAGGATTAACTGGCTCGTCATCGTTCCTAATGCGGACGCCACGCGCCTTAAACCCACCCGGCAGATTCGATAAAGTTCCTGCGTCGATGAGTTGTCGTAAGATGGATGTGGCCGCACGAGACAAACCCCCAATCATATGCAATAGACCAAAGCCATAAAAGCCAAAGCCCGGTAAAAACTTGTAATGGACAAAGAACTGACGCTTGCGACGAAGCGGATCCATCTCACGCCAGTTACGGACTATCGATAAAATCTGTCCAGAAGCCTCGTCCATAGTGACGATATACGGAAGTTTGATGCCTGTTGGCTCACCTTCCGCATCCATATCCTCAAATCCCTCAAGGTCCAAATCCACATGCACTTCATGCAATGTATACATCTCGTCAGAATAGCCCGGACGTAACCCCTGAATCTCATCAGCCTTGCCACGAATAGTGGAATCAGACTCATCATCCTCAGATATAGATAATGAAACATCACGGTAAATACCTCCAACCTGCATCTTGCGTATGTCGTTGTACGTCATACGTACAACATGTGTGTATCGCTCCGCTGTAGCCAAGTCAGTAGCACTATATGGCACAACTAAATCTTCAGCCGGAACAAACTTCGACACAGCCCTCTGACGAATAGGGTCAAAGTAAATCTTCTTAAACGTAGAACCCGTAATCGGTAAATAGAAAAGCATCTGGTCAGAGTCAAGGTCGTACTCTTCCATAACCTCAGTAACCTGATAGTTCATGAAATCCTTAACGCGCTGCGCCTGATCCTCAACTTCCTTGGACTGCTGACCAATAATCTGCGTCTTAATAGGACCACCCGGCGGTAACATCTCCTTGTAAGCCTGCGCTTGGAACTGAGTAACAGCCTCAGACAATAACGGATGGGTTACACCAGACGCACCCATAAATGGCTCTGAACGCTCCTCGTAATTAATACCAAGTAACGTCAATCCCTTGGCGATAGCTTCTTCCCACTCGTCCCGTGAACCCCTGTCCTCATCAACCTGAGATCCAAGGTCCGAGGACAAAGCTCCAAGTATCGAGTCGTCTAATACTTCAGCCAAGTTCGCATTGTGGTCGTACACATCTGCCTCAACCTCAAGACCCTCGTCCTCCATACCCAACATAACTACATTGGGCGGAAGCTCATCTTCCTCGAACAACGGAACTTGGACCTCAGTACCTTGGTCGTCGGTCATGGGACCGCCAGCACCCATTGCTTCTTCGACCATCCCGGCCAGAGGTTTAGGAGGTAATGCCATTAGTTCTTTCCTTTGTATGTGCCACCATACTTCTTCTTGGTGGTGCCTTTAGTGCTACCCTTCTTGGTATCACTGCCAATCTTCACTGTACCAGGCTTTGGTTTCATATATATACCCTTGGTATATTCGTTTAGCAAATGTGCGCCTAAGTCGTATTTAAATGGATCTTTTGACATTACTTAAACATCCCTAGTAGTTTTTCCATGATTCCAGGTTCATATTTAAATGTGCCCTGTAACGCTTGCGGAGGAACACCACGCTCCTTCAATATAGGCATAGTAGCTTCATCCGCCCTTTTAAGGGCAGCGGTTGTTGAAAGCGGGTACTTCCTATAGTCCTCTAAATCTTTTTTGTTTGCTAGAGGAACACCACGCTTGTCCGCCGCACGTGCCTCCATCGCATCCATTACTTCTTCTTCAGAAAACGAATTACCAAACTCATAGCCTCTGTTCACCAGCACTCGTGAACCTAAGTGGGACAACTCATGCATCAAAGTAGACAGGCCTTGCTTTGGTTCAGTGTATAACCCTGAATTAGGGTACGCTAGCTCTCCGTCCTCGCCTCTGGCGACACCTTGCTGAAAGTACACTGTTGACCCTTCAGACGTAGGCAGCAATGATGTGATGCCTTGCCTGGATAAGATGTCTTTTGCAAGTGGCTTGTTTGGGTATCTGTCTTCTGTGTCGAGTTTGTCAGAAGGGGTAAGTTCTCCCATAGTACTGTAGGCACTATCACCAGCGTCAACATTACCAACAATATACGAAAGTATTTCACCGCCGCCTTTTCCATCTAAGTATTCTCCTCTCTCAAGTACATCAAATCCCAATCGTGCCAACGGATTGTCAATAAAATATGGCTCAAGCTCTGCCCTAATCTCAAGCAAAGCCATCTGGTCACGATGTTTTTTGGTCTTCTCGTCAAGCTCTGGAACCTTAAGCTTGTCTTTCTTAAGGTCCTTCTTGACCATGTCCTTGGCAGTTTCAGCCATTAGTAATACTCTCGTTTGCGTGGAGGCAGGTCATCTTCAAACTCTTCGCCGTCCAGTCTGATAAAACCACCCTGACGAAAACGCATCAGAGCCATGGTCATACTATCACAAAAGTCATCATGGTCGCCATTAGGAAATGATGCGACCTCCTCAATAACTTCGTCAGCAAATTTTTCCCCTTCAGGATACCACACTTTTCCCGATTCAAAAATAGGAGATACTATATGCATACGAGCAGTTTTGTCTAAACCTCCCCCACCCTTCCGGCGACCGGGGGCAAAGGTGGCAACAGGGAGGTTCAGTAACCTCATTTCGTCCGCCAATGGCTGACCAGAAGCCTTCGCCTCAATCAACATCAACTCTGGGTCCCAATACTCAAACTCTTCTCGCGCTATAGTTTTAAGCTCTGGGAAGTTCCAGCGACCCTTTTTAGCGTCAAGAAGTATTAAATGCTCTTCGTTATTGTCGAACGGACGGAACACGCCCCAGGTTGTGATGGCGGAGTAGTCAGCCGTTTCCTTTTTACTATACGCCGTATCATACGACTGTATTATATAGTCTAAATCAGGAACGTCATCCTCTTCCCATGGACGCCACCACTCCCGCTTGACCATCGCAGTCTCTTCGGAAGTAGGATTTTGTTGCCACTGCGCATTCCATTTACCTACGGACAGTGACGCCTTTACCTTAAGTAGCTCGTCCTTTTTCCAAAATTCAGGCCATAATGGTTCCCCCGATGGCATAATGGCAGGGAATTCTACCACTTCCCACTGGTCAGCCATCATATCCTTGCCCATTGCGGACAGTAACCTGCCAGTAATGTCCTTCTTAGACCACCGGGTCTGAACGATAATGATGGTTCCCCCAGGCTGGAGTCTCTGTCTAGGACCCGAAGTGTACCACTCATACGCATTATCATATGCGGTCGAGGACAAAGCATCCTGTTCCGAGTGCGGGTCATCGATGATAAGTAAGTCAGCACCACGGCCAGTCATTGCCGCGCCCACCCCAGCAGCAAAGTACTCCCCGCCAGCGTTGGTCTCCCATCGACCCGCCGCCTGGCTGTCCGCTTTCAGTTCGGTGTCAGGAAACACCTCTTTGTAAACAGGGTCGGCAATCAAGTCACGAACCTTACGACCAAATCTTACAGCAAGTTCGGTGTTCATGGTAGCCTGAATAATTTTTAATTTGGGGTTCCTGCCAAGAAACCAAGAGGGCATGAGATAGGATGCAAATTCCGACTTGGAATGTCGGGGCGGCATATTGACAATCAGTCTTTTTAATTCGCCGGTGGCAATCCGCTCTAGCTTTTCCGCTATGATTCTATGATGGGTCCCCTCTATGAACCCGTCGTAAACATGATGGACATAGGCCATGAATTCTTCTTGGGCACGACCTCGCATCTCAAGACGCTTGGCTTGATCTTCAAGAAGGTAGATTTCTTTTAGTACGTCGTCAGGTACTAGCTCTAGGGCAGCGGTGTTCTCCATAACCCGAACGATAATATATTTGAGTGAATTTATCAACCCAACGACACGACACGACTGCGAATGGTTCGCATTCTCATATAGGGGGTGGGGGGTCGGCGGCGCGTCAAATCTGATTGCCAATCCGCCCCAGTAACCCCAGACTAGGGGGAGCCGTTAACCATAGGTTGTAAAAAAAGTTTTAATACAACCGAATTAAATGCATTTTGTGTATTGACTAATGATTAGATATGGCATCTAATACTTGTATTAGACGCGAACCACAACGGACGGCGTCAATATTTTGACAGAAGGAGATAATGTCATGATTGCATACAACCTAAAAGCTTCAGGGTCTGAAGACATCCGCACCAGCTATGCAAAGCTTCAGCGCGATATCAAACGCCTTACCGCGTTAAAGGCCACTATCGAAAAGCAAATCCGCGACGGGGAATATTCAGAGAGCTTCTCTCTTATCCCTGCCCCAGTGACTATGTATGTTCCCAAAGATTTATGGGTATCTGCTCTGGGCGAGGAATGGGTAAAGCAAAACGAACGCCCCCAGAATAAATCAGCGGTTATCGTTGCTAAGTAAACCAATCAATAACAGGGGGGCTTATGCCCCCCAGAAAGGCTAACCAATGTCTTATGATAACGATTACAAACCAATATTCAGTGATTGGTATAAAGAATGCGATAAGATTGTCACGGGCATTCTTGGGCTGGGCGTCGACGATTTACCCGACGCACAATGGATGGATTACTATCATGATGATATGACGCCATTCGAAGCAGTGGATACTGCTAATATTGATTTCTGGGATGGGCAATTACCGCTTTAATCTCGCCAATAACAGGGGGGCTTATGCCCCCCAGAAAGGAAACACAATGGCTTTACATTGGAACGCACAATCCGTTAAGGAATGGGACAATCTCCCAGACTATAAATTCAGTGTTATCGACTGGACTATGGGAATGGGCATAGGACAGATTAAAAAAGATAATGTCGATAGATGGTGTGACAGAGCACACTTCTATCGCTTGGTTCACGGCCCTATGCTCTGGATTCCTGCGGACAGGGCAGAGGATGGCAAAGAATACCATCCGCTCGAAGACAGAGAGTTTATCCGCAAATTGGTCGGGCTTCATACCAATGCTTCGAACGTGCCTCAAGCCACATGGCTCAAGCGCATGTATGAGGGCAAGGTATCAGACTGGGCATGGCAACGGAGGGACAGAGACTAAGGGACTGGGGGCGAAAGCCCCCTTTTCTCTGTCCAAAATTTCCTTCGGAAATTTTGGTACAAGGCCGCAGGTCGCAGAGCAAGGTCGCAGGACAAATAAAATGCTTTACCTGTATCTAAAAATTTGATAAAATGGGATAAGCCCAGCCAATGGGTACTAAACCAATAGGAGATAAAGAAATGAGTAAATTAAATTCTGAGTTGTGGAAGCACGTACACAAAGCCGGACAACTAGCATCTGAGTTAGAAGAGATGATGGGCATGGCGGAGCACGTTTGCCGCGAGGATAGCGATATCCCCCAGGAATTATGGCAAGAGGTAGAAGATGCCGAAGCCGAAGTGCAAAACGTAAACAATGTCATCAATGAGCTAACCGAAAAGCTGGCAATATATGGGGGGTTTGCATCATGAGCGGCCTGTATCATCACTATTTAAAGGGTATCGGCCTCGCCGATACCCGCATCGATAGCATCCGCGAGGCAGTGGACAGTCTTCATGCCGCGGTCGGGTACTTGGATTTAGAAAACAGGCGCAAGCTCCGCGAAGCTTGCCCGTGGATTTTCGACACTGTCCAGCAATATGCGGACATGGGGCGCGGGTTAAACCGCTATGACGATTAGAGAGTTATCTCCCAGAGCAAGGCCGGATTATTCCGGCCTTGTTTTGTTTGGCCTTTATATATTAGAGCGAGGCCGCAGGCCGCAGGTCGCAGGATTAAATAAAGCTTGAAGTTTATAATAAGATTAGATAAAATAAGATAACCATAGAAACAGGAGATTTTAAAATGGTTGCAATGTTATCCAAACCCAAAAAGATGCCGGGCGATAGTTTCAATATATCTGCCTTTGGTTGTGTTACTGGCCAGAAGCTGGCCAAAATTCCGGGCAGTGTTTGCCATGATTGCTACGCCATGAAAGGCGCTTACCCTTGGCCTGTAGTCCAGAACGCCATGCAGGCTAGGCTGGATTTTCTAAACTCTGATAGTTTTGTGCAGGACATGGCCGCGCTTCTCAATAAATCGCGCAAGGATACAATGCGCTGGTTTGATAGCGGTGACGTGCGGTCGGTCGCGCATTGCTTAAAGATAATAGCGGTTGCCAAGTTAACACCGAACAAAAAACACTGGATTCCCACAAAGGAACGCAAGCTCTGGCAGGAAGCTTTAAAGATGGATAGCCTGCCAGGCAATGCCGTTGTGCGATATAGCGCAACCATGGTTGATGATGCCCCGCCTGAGGCCTGGCAAAACTCTAGCGCGGTCGTTACTGATATTCACAAGGCCGTAGGCAAGCTTTGCGAGGCATACCGCACAAAGAAAAACGGGGATATGGTAACCCATGACGAATACAAGGCCGCTAAAAAGGCCAAGACTATCGGCAAGCTGGATCTAGGCTATTGCGGCAAGTGCCGCGCTTGCTGGTCGCCTGCCGTTAAAACAGTATCCTACCCGAAACACTAAACAAAAAGGGGCAGTGCCTTGACGCGCTGCCCTTTCCCTATATAATTTTACCATGCAATATATCTCCTATAACTTAGAGGCGCAGGCGCAGGTCGCAGGCGTCTCTCTTTTTCTATATAGACCAGAGGTCGCAGGCCGCAGGTCGCAGGTTCAAGGCGCAAGCTTTTAGATCCCCAGAGAATAAGGCCGCAGGTCGCAGGTCATCGAACCCCGAACCTTGGATCTTGGCCGCTAAACCCCCTTCAAATAAAAATGCAAGCCTCTCCGTGGGGCTGTAACAAAGAAAAAAACTTACACCACCACACCGCGAATGGCTGGTATGCCATGCTATTTGTGATGGCCTTAGATATATTCGGTTACTTTTAATTATTTTTAATTCTACCCAGATAGGCACACCATCTATACACAGATAGCAGTCCGGCATCCCCTCAGATACGCGGTTTTCAATCCGTTGGCTGTGTGTCTTCTTCGGTAGGTGTTGCCTCAATGAGTTCCATATCTTTGTCTCTGTTGTCTGTTGGCGTGACATTCTTTATCTCCCCCTCGATAAATGCATTTGGATAAGATTTCCTGAGTTCGGCCAGCCTTGCCACAATGTCTTGCTTGCTCATGTTGTCAAGCTGATGGACATGGGTTGCCTCGCGCCTGTCTATTGTCAGTCCGCCAAGGGCAGAGCGTATCTTCTCAGCGTTGATAGCGGCAGAGAATTGCCCCGACTCTTCTGCGCCTCTGGATAATTCATCCAGTCTTTTAAGCTGGTTGATGAGAGTGACGCCATATTTTCTCTCTGCCTCTTGCCGTAGTTCCTTTATTAGTTCTACTACTTCTGGGAAATCATGGCCGTTGAGAAGCTTTGAAGCCTGAACATTGGCAGATTTATCTGCATAGCCAGCCATCCGCGCACACTCAGCGTTGCTATATCTCCCCTCGACATAATACTTGGCAAAAGTTCTTTGTCGTTCTGTTAGTCCTGCTGGCCTGCCTACTTTGCCAGTAGTGTTTTCTATGGGTTTAGTGTTTTTATTTTTCAAAACTCGTCTCCGTGCGGTATTAAAAGTGCTATAACGGGATGAAAACGGGATGAGAATTTGTTAATGTTTTCAACGCTCATCCCACTCATCCCACTCATCCCACCTATTTTCGATTTTTTTTTTCAAAACAGTTAAGGGCAGAAAAAACATTATAGAAAGTGATTTTTTATGTTGACTATTAGATATAGTTAGATATATGGTTATATGGAATCATGAGTAATTATATCGGAGGATATAGGAAATGACAACAGAATCGCAGAAAGTACAGGACATAGGTTCGTGGATCGAGGACGGAGATTATCGGGTAGTTAACCATCATTCTATCTTCTTGTTCTATCCACAGAATGATGAGGCTTTACAGAACCTGATTGATAACACCGATGAAGAGGCACAGTTTTTGGGTAATGCCTTGGTCGTTGAACATGGGTTTGTATCGCAGTTAGTAGAGTTATTAAACAACGATGGCTGGAGGGTCGTATAATGGAAATCAATAAAAGCTTTAAGCAGATACAAAACAGACGCATGGTATTAAGTCTCATGCCACCGCGCAAGAACCGTATGCCAAGACCTGACTATGTAGAACAGTCGGTGTTTTATTTTGCTGACGGACAGTTTGTTATGTGGCCAGTCACAATGTTGTCGGATGGTAAAGAGGAAGAATACACCGCCATCTGGATGTCTGGTTTTGAAAAGCCTTTTGCGGTGATGGAAAGCGTTGAAACCATAAACGAATTTTTGTTTGGGGAGCATGAAGATGGGCAAGCTTAAGCAGAAGATGATTGAAGAGATGGACATGGCGGTAGACACAGTGTTTGCCAGCAACGGTGTGACGTTTACAAAGCATTGCACCGACCATCTGGGCTGGGGTGAGATACCGCATTTCATTACCAGACTGCGTGACTATTACAAACTGCTAGACCGCGAGATAATC